GCCTGACTTAGTAGGTAAGTTAAACCATATGGTTCTACTCACTATGCACCTCTCATTGATTGATCAATCAAGTAGATCAATACTGTTATTAAGCCATAAAGAAAAAAGTCTAATAGTCTCATTTGTCTGTTCCCTTAAGAGAATCAATGTATTGAGTGAATTGTATCAATACGCTCTCTTTGTTACCCTTTAATTTAAACTCTTTTTTAATAAGAGAGTAAACAGAACCTCTAGAGTTTTTCATGCCTAGGCATTCAAGTCTCAGAGCTGATTTTAATACTATTAGTCGATACATGTTTAAATTCTCTTTGCCTGTTATAATCGTACTCATTTGTTTAACCCCATGATTATTAAAAATAATACCATTGAAACCTGTACTGCAATCAATATTAAGTTACCATTCATTTTTATGCCTCGATTCTAATCATTTGCTCTTTAAGCCATGATACATTTTGTTCTGTTATCTGATCAAGTAATTGCATATTAAGAGCGTTTAATTCAGCTTGAAGTTGTTCTACTCTTACAAGGTCACGATCAGAGTAAACCATGATCAATGACTCAATTTTAGCAATCTCTTTTCTTAAATCTTTCATGTTGTAAACCTTTGTTGTTAACTCAGCTTGAGATTGTCTTGAGAGCTTCATGCCCTTTGCTTACTTAGATTATAGTCGATGCATAAGAATATGTAAACATTTATTTTACGTGGTCTCGAAATAAATAATGGTTTTACCTATAGATTCAATGAGTTATATACTAAAATAAATGAAGTTAACGTAAACAATACGTATGCATATTTATGCACCTCAGTTATATCTCAGTTTAACCTCAGTATACTAAGAACAAATAAGAACCAACAAGTAAACAATCGAGACAAAATAAAATCAATTGTCAATAGGTGCATAAAAATAAATAGTAGTCAATAGATATAATTGTAGATGGTATCAACCAATTGTTAGGCGATATCAACTAGAATATGGTACATGATACTAATGTTTGATTAGTCATACCTTAGTGTGATTGGGCATACTGATGTTAACCATAGCATACTTGTGTTGGTTAGGTGCAACTAAGGTATGGTTAGTCGATCAGGTGTTACTTAGGGCGAACAGGTGTTTGATATACCAAATAACTACAGTGCTTGATGAAATTGCAACATGCAATATTATTGCAATCAATTGCACCTTGCAACACCTCAGTTACCCTAAGTTCTACTAATATGATTCCTAAGTAAAACTAATACATACTCAGTGACACCATAGGGACACCTAGGGATTACTTAGGGTTATAGGGTGCCACGGGGGAATGCTGAGGTGCGTGTGGTTCTTATACCACTTCAGAAATTTGTAATAAATTTTATGAGTGCCCTAAGGTATAGCTCAGTAACCCTAAGGTATGCTGTTCTTGAATGCAAGATTATTGCATATTGCAATTTACTTTAAGGGTCTAAAGTATATTAGTTTGCTGGTCCCTAAGTGACACCTTAGTTAAACTCAGTGTGACTAAGTTATCACATGTGAGTGTCAATATTCAGTTTAGGGTCTAATTGGTCTTATATGACGTTTTAATGGGTAGGTCGCTATGGACATAGCTGGGTGGGTATTAGAAGATCACCTAGGGCAAATTTGGAAGCCTGAGGTGTATTTGAGGTGTGGTACTAGGGCTGGATATTGAACATTCAAAAGCAGGTCAGTGAGTTTAGATAGGATATACACAATAAGAAACAGGAAATCTTATCGTATATACCCTATGAGCAGACACCTAAGTGCCGCAAATCATTTCATTTAATTCGGTTTCTTCATCTACGTACCCTGTACTTTTCAAGTGAACCATAAACAAATTCAATAGATTATTCTCTAGTTGCTTGTGTTCTGGGGAATGATTCATGTCAAGAGTGTGGGCTAACTCATGAGCTAGGTTGCTAAGCATATCTATCTTTGAATTAGGTAACACCTTGCTATTACGAGGGTGTCTATGAGTATGCATATAAATACGATAGGTTATCCAGTCTTCTGTGTAAATACAAGCTAGACATGTCTTACCCATACGTTTATTGTTTATGGACCATGCACTGAGTCGGGAGATACTCTTACCCTCTGGCATCAAGGGTTTGGCAATATGTAAATATGGTATCAACCAATTTAGTTTACTAGATACCTTTGTCTCCATTGTTGTCTCCCATGTCTTAGGTTCTAGGTTATTGATCTTGTAGTGATGGGTGGTGGATATGCTTACTTTGAGCTAGGTAATACTAAGTATAACTTAGGAATACTAAGCTTACACCTTAGTGTTAACTTAGTATAACCTAGTTATATCTTATTATCTCTTACTAGTACTACTACGTATTAATATCTTAGTATATCTCTTAGTATGTATCTTAGTATATCTAATTTAATATCTTAGTTATACTTAGTATACTCTCCCTCTTACCGTTGCATCTTGGCTAAGATTATGTAATCATTAACTATTTTCTTCCTGAACTTTTAACAGATTGGGTATGTGGATTCACTATGTTAGCTTTGGTTCGATCATGGAAATTTAGAGGTCGGTGCATTACGACACCACCATTAATCTCAGCTTGATATAATTCAATCTCACGATCCCAAGCTTCTTGTTGTCGTAAATCTTTAGCAGCTTGCTGATCAAGGTTTAGTCGATCACTAAAGTACTTGACAGCCATAGCTAAGGCATCCAGTCTATCATCGTGCTTGAGTGAGTTTCGATCTTTGGTGATACGAGCTAATTGATAAAATAACATGTATTGAGGGGCTTTATCTGCTGGATGCTTTTCCATTGCAGAATCATAGTCTCTCTGAATAACACTAGGGTCAATGATAAGTCGATGCTGGTTCATAACAGGTTCCAAAGTACTGATGATCCTTAGTTCCTTTTGAGTGTTGTGTCGCACCTCATCTACCATGCATGGGTAAATACGATTTATGTGTGGTGCTAATAAAGCTCCAAACATGTTATCACCAAAGTTAGACTCTAGTATAATTCTGTTTACCTTGTGTGCTTTAGCAATGTGACATAGAGCAATTAGAGATTCATCGGAGTAACCACCATCAAGCCCACCAGCAGCAGGGATGAATATGTTACCACACGACATCTTTGCCACCGCATAACCAGTTTCATCTGAACCCCTACCTGATGGGTCAATTACCATGATGGACTGATCGTAGCTTGAATATGAGCTTGTGACAGCCTCTGGACTATAGAAGGTCTGACCAGCCAAGGCTACGTTAGGAAGTTCTTTAAGTTTCATAACAGGGTTATTGGACCAGTGAACTTCATTAGGTGCTTTATCCAAAGGACAGGACATAACAACTAAATCGTTTATCTTTAGTGGGAATCTATTCAAGTCAGATAAGGTAGTATCCAACATAAACTGAAGTGCAAACCCTGATCTACCATAATCAAGTTCACGTTCAACTAAGTCTTCCTCAGTAAACCTCAGTGGGTCTACAGGTGCCCCAGCCATGTGATCATCGAGTGAGTCAAGAATGTAGGGTGCTAAGCGAGAACCGTAACCCTTGAGTTGTTCTTGGGTAGGATATCTAGCACACCAGATACGCATTTGGTATCCTCTGGGTTCTAGCGTATTGTACAAGGATAGTTCTGTTTGAGGAGTACCGAGATAAATAATCTTACCGTTTGGTACAATTACAGATGAGAACTCCTTAACAGACTCAGATAGTTTAAAGCGAAGATCAGGTGTTGCAGAGTTAGATGGAATTTCCAAGTCATCTCCAACAATAACATCAGCACGTGATCCAGTAATTTGACCATTGATACCAACAGATTTAACTGAAGGTGATCCGCTTGGTAGAGCAGGACCAACATCCCAAACTACGTTAGAGTCTCTTTGATTTTTATTCTTATCGGCTTTCAAATGTTTCAACATAGGAATCTCATCAATAAGCTTCTTAGCAAATATTGAGAATGCGTCAGCACGTTCCTTACCAGCAGATACCACTAGAATCTTCACTTGAGGATCGAGGTACAATCTCCAGCATACATAGGCTACTGTGATGTAGGACTTACCCACACCTCGGAATGCCTCAATGATAATCTTTTTAGGAGAGTTCTGTAAGTAATCTGCGATGTCAAATTGTACTGGTGTTGGGTCTGGTAGGTTTAAGTGCTTCCAGATCACAAACATGAAATTGCGAAAGTCGTGCATTGGGTCAAGATGGTTCTTCATACTTGGCTCCTTTCTTTAGGTTTTCTTCTGGTGTTAGAAGTTGTAAGTTCGATGGTTCATGTTTTCCACCTTTGGCTAACGGTCTGATATGATCAACGTGAAGTCCCATTTTAGATGCTGTCATGTATAGAGTTTTAATTGTAAGCAATTGTGCCCAATCTAATTCTACCAATGCCAGTTCTCTCGCTGCCCTTCTTCGTGCATTCTGTAATCCACAGTTAGTTTTTCCTGATTCAGTTTTCTGTTTTAGTGAGCACCTAATCCTTTCCTTAGAGTAATCACGTATTTCTGTTTTTCTTTTCTGGTAGCAACAGGAACATATGTTTCTGTATTTACCACTGTCGGTTCTAAAATAAAAGGCAGTGAGGATTTTCTCCTCACCGCATTTGATACATCTCTTCATTAGTTGCTTCGAGTAGTTGGGAATGGAAGCTTGGTAGCGTCCACTCGTTGTTCTACTTGATTCAGTAATTCGTTATAAGCAGGATCAGCTTGGATGTTATTATCTTTAAGGAATTTGATAGCTAGTACCAATCCCTGTGATTCCTTCTCAGGATCATCAAGCATTGATAAAATCTTTTCAGCAACCTTAGCATGTAATGCACCAAGGGATTCTTGAGAAGCCTTTTTCATATTACTCCTTCTTCTTAGTAACCGCAGCAAAGATACTCTTAGCAATGTTATTACCAGCAGTAGCAATGCTAGGAGCAACGCTCATAACACCAAATGCTGCAGCGAATATTTGCCAGAAGATATCTGGAAGATCGGTCTTAAGTAGACCAAAGCTCTGACACATGATCAATATGAACATACTAGTAATGATCATTGGTCTGTAGTTTCGTACAAACCATGATTCACTAGTAGCTTCTGCAACGGCTGTCTTAGCTGTAGCTTCGGCTAACTTACCTTGGAGTTCAGCAAGTTGCCCTTGCAACTCTAGAGTCTTGACTGTTACATCAGCTTCTATCTTTGCAAGAGCATTTCTTAATTGCAGTTTCTCTTCGGTGCTTGTATGGACATTATCTACTAGGTCAGCGGCTGGTTTAAAGATACCACTAATTAGGTCTAGTAGTCCCATAGTTTACTCCTTGTGTTTCAATTTAGATACCTCGATCTCTAATCGAGTTACTCTAGATTGCATTGTTTTTATTTCAGCTTTCATTTCTGTAAGCTTCTCTGACTTGTTTTCATCTTTGATAATAAGCTCACGAAGACTCAATGTAACTTGCGTTAATGAATCAGTAAGCTTAGTAAGAGATGACTTGAAATCCTTAAGGGTGTAGATCATAAGACCCACACCAATAGAGATTACACCTTTGAATACGTATTCTAAAATGTCTTGAGCTTCCATTAGACCACCACTCTAGAACGAGCGATTGCTCTCTCAGTTCTAATAGATTGTGGAATGTCTACTCCAGTTTCAATCAATCTAACAACGTACCAGTCAGTACTTGCTAGGAAAGCTAGTGCTTCTATGTTTATTTCTTCTTGAGTTTGATCTGCAACTTCTTGTTCAGAAATTTCATACCCCATAGGATTCTCAACTGTAACACTTTCAAATACAGCTTCACTCGTTTTAACACCTTCCTCATCAAACTCTTCAGGAGACAACTGATGTTGTTCAACAGACCAACGAGGAGAACCGAAGTTCCCCTCCTTAGTGTGCTTAGTAATCCATGCAGAAGATTCTTCCCAAGATTTGAATGAGGCTTGATTAGATACAGAACCGTTCTTAGTAACTGTCACTTGTATTTTCATAATTACCCCACGCTCATTTTAGAAATTGAGAAGTAGTTACCATCCACGTATAATGGAGTAGCAGTACCCCTGTTATGTGATACAACAATAGATGCAGTCTCACCCTTGTTAAGAGGAATAACATCTGATCCAGTCATTTGTTTTAACAATGAACCAGTAGTCTGAACCTGTCCATGGAAAAGAGTAGAGTATAGAGCACCATTCTTATACAAGAATAATGTATATTCGTTACCATTAGTCCATGCAGATGTTCCATAGTTTACCCCAGCATTTACTTGGAAGTATCCAGAGTCTGATGCTGTATAGAAACCAGTGGAAGTATTCATGTTACCATGAGTATCAAACGTCTTAGTAGCATCCCATAGAACAGTTGTAGCTGCCCCACTTACGATACTCTGTGCAGATGTTTGCTGGACTCTTGAAGCCATTGCCATAATATTCAACCCAGTCATATCTGGATTCTTACTAGCAGTAATAACAAAGTAGGCATCGGCTGGTTGAGAAGCAGTATCAGCAGAACTAATGCCAATTGCAGCAGCAGTGTTTGCACCATTAGGAGTATAGCTTGCATCAACAATAAGTATACCAGTTAAAGGGTTGTATGCTTTAATTGATATTCCGTATTTAGTTGCACCGTTTTCATTCCAATCAAAATCAATACCATCAGTCTTACCAGTAGTGCTGAATCCACGAATACTGTATCCAGTTTGACCCTTACCAATATTAATTGCTATACGAGCTGGGAGAGCTGCAGTACTTGCTGCGTTAAATGCACGAGAGTATAAATGAATACCGTTAGAATTCATATCAGATGTAGTCTGAGTTGGAGCAGTAGTTGTCTGAGTTCTTACGTTACCCGAAGCAGCAATAGTATAAGTAATGAATGTTCCAATTGGAGCATTAGGGAGTGTAGCAAGAGTGTATGCAGCAGAACCAGCATAAGCAAGGGTGGCTGTATCTG